AACATATTTAAATCATGATACAGCGTTTAGTAGGCAACCCCCACGACGCGAAGACGGATAGCGAGAAGAGGTTGGACGGAGGTGAGGGCAGCGGGGAAATGGAGGCGAGCGTTGTAATTGAGACGGGGAGGCTGCTGGTAAAAGTTGGCCGGCTTGAACACATTCGTGATGAAAGGCAGGTCGAGGTTGACTTCCCAAGTGGCCGGGGCCGGGAATCCCGTGGCGCTCGTGAGAGGCACCATGTCGACGTAGGTGTTGCCCTCGAGCAACTCAATTGCCTCGCGGTCGGCGGGGGCGGTCTCTCTGCCCTGCGAAACACCAACCGCGATATCGAAGATGTGCCCAGCTGCGCCACGCATGGGAGTGAATTTGAGCTCCAGCTTGATGAACTTCGCGTCTGAAAAACGTTGAGTGATGCCACTCACTATGCCGGTGGTGGCCGGAACAACGCTGCCATGAATGGAGCGCGTGCCAACAGACGCATTGGGGCCAGCTTGGAGCCAGTTGTCAGAGTTGTAGTAGGTGACAACAGTCCACTCGCGAGAAAACTGTCCAGCATCATGACCTTGACCGATTGCACTAATGCCACGCGGAATGGACTGGAAGGCGCCGGTGTTCTGGACAAGCTGCGTGACAGCAGCAGTGGTTGCACCGACGGCGCCAGTGGAAGGAGGAACTTGGTTGGTGTTGTTCTGCATGTTGAGTGTGAAGATTGAAACAAAGCCATATTTAACAGCGCAAACGGAAGACGGGAAAATAACCCTAACACGGAGCCGCAGAAAAAGAAAAGAGAAGATGGAGGCACATTGGAGTTCAGAAGAGAAAAGAAACGAGAAACCAGACTGTGGTTGTCAGATCAACGACTTGATGAGAGGTGGTGCGTCGAGACCAAGTCGAAGGCAAAGGGCTCGCAGAAGATGATGTTGCCTGCGCAGCAGGCGTTTTTCGGGACGGGTAAGTAACCAGATGCGAGCAATCAAAACGGAGCAAGAATCGCGCAGCGCTTGAACTGAATCAGACGTAAACTGCAAATGAGAAAACAGCACGGCAGAGAGGGTGGGGCACAACTTGTGACCGAGTTCTATGAGAAAACCGAGACAATGTACATCTATCTCGGACAAATGGTCTGAGATTATGTCTCCCAGTCGATACGCAGTGTGCAGCTCAGACAGATAACTTGGTAGCACGGCCATGAGATCATCTTTCGCGATGTGAAAGAGCGTCTTCAAATACATCAGCGTAGGGTTACGAATGAGGCCAGCAGAGGTAACGAGATACCCACAAAAGTCGATTGAAGGGGCG